CATTATCTCGCAAAAACTATCAAAGATGATTACACTTGCCTCTATTGCGGCAAGGACATGAAAACGGGTGAGCAAATCACGGAAGGCATATATGATATAGATTACACAGATAAGGGTATTGACATACACAAAAAGGCTTGAAAAATGACTAATAAACAACAACTCGGCGGGGCGTTGCTCTTCATAGCCGCGTTCATAGGACTATTATTCAATCCGATAATGGAAGCCCTAAATTCGCCAGGGTACAACATCAGCATCGACACTATAAGCTCGCTCGGTGCGTTACAGCCAACGATTCTTCTTTTTGGGGTCACATTGGTAGTTTCTGGGGTGCTAGGACTCACAGGAACGCTTTTAGCCTACAACGCGTTGGGGAAGTGGTTTACGGCACTTTTGGTAATTTCGTGTATGGGGGAGATCGGCGTCGGACTATTCCCGTCGTTAATCCCTTGGACATACGCGTACGCCTGCCACGTCACATCTGCAATGACAATCGTTGTCCTTGGCGTGATCGTGATGCTCCGGTTCTATAAGAGGTTCAATGAGCCGTTTAGCTCCCTCTCCTTTGGCTTAGGCATCCTCGCATTAATCGGCGGCCTGTTAATCCCGATCGTGGTGGTATTCCCTTCCCTGATTTTCGGGCTGGGCATGGGCATCATGGAAAGAATCATGTATTATCCTCTCATGGTGTGGCAGGTAGGACTAGGCGGCGCACTGATGGAATTACATCCGAAGTTGAGCTTGAGGAGGGCCGAAAAATGACTGATATCAATTTCGTTCGTAGGTATTGCATCTACGAGAAAATAAAAGCGCAGGAGTTTATAAATAAATTTCTTCATGGAGACGGTGCTGTGCATCTTTCTAACGAAGAGAGGCGTCAGCAGATGATAGATGATAGGATCGATAGAGCGATTCTGTACAAATACAATCTTGAGGGCATTTTGGACGTTATCGATTCAGACATAAGCACGATAAATCCAAAATTGTTAAAAGACATGGAAAACATTCCAGTGGAAGAGCTGAGTGTGAATTATTCTCAGGCAGAAGAGGCTAAAAAATGAATGTGGCAGGATATTTGTATCCTTATATTAAACGGCGTATTCGGCCTAATGTTACTACCACAGATAAAAGAGCTCTACAAGAAAGGAACATCTCTAAACCTAGTATCCTGCGTTATGACGCTCAGCGCATTAATCATCCTTGGAATAACCTACACAACTCTGGGTCTAGTGCTCGCCGTGTGTGGCAATCTGATCGATGTAGGTGCATGGGCAGTATTGCTCGTGCTGTCGGTTAGGAATAGGAGATGATGAAAATGAGGAGGTTCTGGTTAATATATAATATATTCTTTTTAGTGTTTTGTGTAGCATTGACGATACACGATATAATCATTAATTCAGCATTTTATGCAGCTTGGTTTGCGGCTTTGGCAGGCACTTTCATTATCATGTTGGTAGTGGAGGTCGAAAAATGAGTAGATTTGAATATTTAGGAGAACGTGAACAGTTTTATCACTCCGCCCCAATCACACTTGATACAGCTGGGCCTACTTTATTCTTCTTAGCTGTATTTGCAGCGTTTGTATTAGCGATTTACTTTCTAGGATGGTGAAGACCCTACTAATAAGCCTTAAATACTCATAACCCAACCTTCTTTTTGAATACAGTGGCAAACTGTAGCAACGTTAAAGTCCTAATGGCTGAACCCGACTACACCGGCATAAGGGGTCGCCTCTTCGCCATGCGTGACGAAATCGAGAACCCCGCCAAAAGAATCCTATTCTGTACCATACTCGACAAGCTCATTAAAATCGAACGAGAATTAGGCGGTGTTTCGAGAATACAACTCGTCCATGTCAGCAGGGAACAAAAGAAGATTAAAGATGGGTTACTATCAACACCAGAACAAGAAGCCCAATCAGCAGCAATACTAGCGCACTGGAAACGACTACACAACAGCCACTGGGAAACTGTCTTTCTACACCTGCACGACGAATTGGATCATGAACACGCCAGGATCGCCAGGCTTGATGATAAAGATCTAGAAAATGCGTTAGGCGCTGAACATGATTACCTTGATGATGCATTAACGGTACTAAATAATGAGTATAAGGCTGTTAAGTCTCTAAAGTCATTCAAAAGTGCAAGAAAATAGTAGTTGTTCGAGCAATACTTAAATATTAACTTTCCATTCTTTTATATGGAGAGAACATTGCCTCATTCTGAATTATGGCAGCGGCAACCTAGCGAGCGGTCTAAAGCATTCTCTCTTTTTTGTATGTACCGCGATTTAGGCCCAGAACGATCACTTGAAAAGCTACGTCAAAGCGGCGGAATAGCTTCGGTATCTAAGCGCAACCTAGAGTTATACAGCGCTAAGCACGATTGGGTCAAACGCGCACAAGCATACGACGATCACCTGCTCAACGAAACACAAAAAGCCTTTGAGAAAAGAATACTGAAGTTCAAAGATCAGCGTTCAAAAGAAGCTCTTGAAATAGCCAATAAAGCTTTTGAGAGCATGCAGTCAGATAACATAGGCTCAAAGGAAGCACGAAAACGCTGGGAGCTTGGCGTGGATAAGTTTATGCAGATCCTAGGGCTGGACAAAACAAAGCTGGAAGTAGAACACGACGGCGAGATTAAAATCACTATAAATCCAAAGGTAGAGCCTTAATGGACATAGATCTCTCTAATTGGCCGCAACCAAGCTTTGAACCAGTATTCAACTCACACGCTCGTTATCTAGTTGTTTTTGGCGGAGCTTCAGCAGGAAAGAGTTTTGCAGTATCACAAAAGCTTATTACCAAAGCCCTAATCCATCCGAACAGCCGCATAATAGCAATTCGTCAATACGGGCCAAGTCATGACATAAGCTGTTGGAGATTTTTTTGTGAGCACATAGAAGAGAAGAACATTCCCTGTATTATCAATAAAACTTCTCGAACGATAACATTCCCTAATAAATCAACTATTCAATGTCTCTCGATTGTTCACACACAGGGAGAAACAACTGAACGTATTAAAAGCCTTACCGATGTTACCGATATCTGGTTGGAAGAAGCATCAAACGATATTAATCCAACGTCTTACGAAATGATACGGATGCGCCTACGCGGCCAGCCGTTAAAAGACAATTATAGACAAATGATATTAACCTTTAATCCGATCGATCAGAACAACTGGACCAACAAATACTTCCCGTTGATGGAGTTTGGCGTACACGGCGATGTTGAGGTCCAGCATTACACGTATAAAGACAACGATTACCTTGATGAAGAAAACAAACGCGAGCTTGAGGGCCTTAAAGACATTGATCCAAATCTTTACAAAGTCTATACGTTAGGCGTACCCGGTAGTTTAGAAAACCAAGTGTACACTAACTTCAAACGCGAATTGTTTGCATACAACTACGATGACTTTGAAACCACAATCGGCGGCGTTGACTTCGGTTGGGAGCATCCTTCTGCTTTTGTTTTGCTTGGAATAAAGGAAAAAGAAATCTACGTTATTGATGAGCTGTACCTACAAAAGAAACTCAACTCTGAATTTATAGAAGCGATTAAAGACAAACTGGACGAGCATATTACCGATCCTAGATTGCATAACCAAATCCCGCTATACTGCGATACCGCTGAACCGGCCCGTATCGCTGAGATGAGAAACGCCGGTTTAAATGTGCATGCTGCTAAGAAGGACGTTTTAGATGGGATTAATGCAGTCAGACAATACAAGTTTAAGATCAATCCTCGAGCTGAGCACTTCTTTAAAGAAATACAAGGCTACGTCAGACAGAAAGACAGAGACGGCAATGTACAAGAGCTTCCTGATAAACAACGCGGGTTTGATGACCTGATGGATGCTACTAGGTATGCGGTGTACACATGGACACGCGGAAGAGGCGGGGGTCTTTTCTTTGGGCCTGTTATCGTTGGTGAAGGTGAGGGTACTATACTTCCAGGTTAATCCAGATTAATCTAGGTTAGGTTTACAATTAGAATCACGACGGGTAATTATAAAGCTAAAGACACAAAGAGGCAAAAAATGACCAAAACATTGCAAATTAATCTGCCAGACAATTTAGCAGAGATGGTAAAAGAAGGCGACGCTCAGATTGTTGTTATTGATGACGATGCAGAAATTATTGCCCTCGTAGAGGTGAAAAATGACGAATCATAGTATGGTGTATTTCATAGCTGGTGACAGTTATTCAGACCTAAGCGCACTTAGACAAGCAGGAATTATCGACGCTCATATCGTGATCCACGGAGGAGGCGTAACGCCCCCGGCACAATTTCCAAAAGATTGTGCAAATGCTGGCTTAAGTCCTATTCTGAACAATGGCAATGACGGAGTTCCAGGTTGGTCCGGTTCTCCTGATTATTACAAGAACGTCGCTGCTTTAGGTTATATGGGCGCTGGGGGAGAAAGTGAGCAGGCGAATGAAATAGATGCGATAATGAATGAATTGGTTTATGTCGATTATGGCGGCGAGGGTACAGGTGGTGGAACAAACGACGACGTTTGGTTTGCTACACACCCTGCGCCAGCCCACGGCTTCGGTGCGGCAGGCTACTATGAAACCTACGACAGTGCTGCAAACTTCTGGGGTTGGAATATTGTAGGATCAGGTATGCTCGATGCTCAAAAGCATGGAGTGAAAGAAATAGGCATCATGATAGGTTCATGGATGATGCAGGTCTATTTAGCAAAAAGAGGTATCAACCATCTCGATTACATACTCAAAACCAGTTCAGTGCAGGATTACATAAACTTGGCAAATGACATGGAACAAAACGGTATTCGCTGCGCTGGCTTTGGCGTTTGGAGTGGTTACGGCAACAACATGAATGACGTTTATAATAAGTTCTCTGGGTGGTATCAGCAGCTTATGTCAATTTGGCCGCCGACTAATGTTACGATGAAAGATAGATTTGCCGCGCCAGCAACTACGCCGATCACAATGGTAGGATCACCAGCAGCGTGTTCAAACGGCGTTAGCATTAAAGGTTCAGATGGTGCATTGTGGTATTCTGCTGATAAAGGACTTACATGGGAATCGTTAGGCGGGCAAGTCGAAGCAGCAACAGATGTGGCCTGCGCTACGTCAGGAGATTTCTATGTGATCGGCACGAACGGTAATTTGTACTGGCGCGATCTAACAGGTAATTGGGTATCGAGGGGGCAGAGGTTACAATGATCACCAAGATTGAAAGACACACACACTGCGAATTTGGCCGCAGGACTGACGAATACGAAATAACATTCATGAACATTTCCGATAAAGAAAAGAGGATCCTGCGGGGCTTGATAGAGGCTGAAAAATGAAGGTTAAAGGAAAAAAGTATTACTTTGGTTTTAAGAAACAACTTCCAGATCATCGAGATTTTAAATTCGAGAAAGTAGTTGGTCCCGTCGCTCCGGTCAAACTCCCGCCATCGGTAGACCTAAGCCCGTTAATCCACAGGGTCAAGAACCAGGGAAACCTAGGAAGCTGCGTTGCACATGGGACTACATCAGAATTCGAAGCCCTACAAGTCGCACGCACAGGAGTAGACTTCGCTGCCTGCAGGTTACAAGAATACCAGAATGCCATGATACTGGACGGTGCTTTTAACGGACAGGATAACGGCGCTACTGTACGAAGTGGAGTCAAAGCAACAGCGCAGTACGGACTTGCACCTGAAACCGATTGGCCGTATAACATCTCACAATTCGCTGATCCGATCCCATCGCAAGCGGTATCAGATGCACTTAAAGCAGAGTCTACGAATTACTACCTTTTAGATTCTGCGATAGGATATCAACAGACTCTGCTCAATATTAAAACCAACTTAGCATCAATCCAAGAAAGCCCGACAGGACTTCCTGCGGTATATGGAACAACTGTATACGCACAGATCGAGGAAGTTGATGAAAGCGGAATAATCAACATGCCTAACGACGGCGAATCACCAATAGGCGGCCACTGTATGATGTTCTTTGGATACGATGACGCAACCGGATATTTAAAAACCCTCAACTCATGGGGTGAGGATTGGGGCGCACCGTTTGGTAAAACACCGTATGCATTTGACGGCGGTATGGGGTTACTACCTTATGAGTACGTGACTACCGGCCTGGTTTCGGATGTATGGGTCATCGCTAGAGAGAGTGAGATATCAGCGCCAAGGTGAACATGGAATCGCAATGGAACAGAGAACGAGAGAATAAGATCAACAGCATACATTTAGAAGGCAGAGCATACGACGTAAAAGCCACGATCAAGAACAACATATTCCCCGAACCAAGGGAGATTTATAATTGTACAACCTGCAAAGAGGCCGAACCTGAACATCCCGCATATAAGGTGAATACAGAGAAGTTCAGAGTGAAATGCACGTGGAATAAACATTGGAATGAAGGCCCGAGATACGAGGATATAGCTTGTCCAAAGTGGGAGCGCAGATGGGTCTTAAAGATATGAGGAAGTCAGATGCCAGAACTGGAAGAGATAAAACCCGCTGTCACCGCGACGAACGCGCCGATGGTGACTATTGAACTGTTTGATGAAAAAAAAGAAGATGATAAAAATTTAGAAAGGGAGAACGTGACAAATGGGAAATAGTTTTCAATACGACAACCACCTTATCAAGGCATACACGGAACTGATTAACTGGACAGGTTCATCCACAGTAATATTCTGTGTATTGGGGCAGGTCTCGCCAACGTTGAGTAACAAACAGACGTGGGCAACCTACAACGATATCAAATGGGCCGCATCGACGCCGTATGAAATCGCAGCGGTCGGGGGCAGTTCATACTCGCTTGGCGGTGGGGTATGCACGAATACTACACCTGCACTTGTTACTGATACGGTCAACTTTGGGATAAGCGCAAAAGTGTTCACTGCTGCATCAGGGTATACTATAACTGCGACGATGTGTACATTACAGTACGCAGTATCCTCGTCAACATCGATATCAAATCCACTATTGTCTAACCACGACCTAGGCGGAACGCAGGCTGTAAGTAACGGCACGCTAACGCTGACGTGGCCGTCTAACATCGCGTTCTCAATCACGAGTTCGGCAGCAGCGTAAGGGGAGATACAATGTCTCCTCCCATTCTTTTTGTATAGCGGACGGTGAGTTTTAGAGTTTTTTGATTATTAAGAAGTAGGAAAAAATAGAAATACAATCAGAATATGGCAGCCTACGAAACGTACTGCATCCATAAGTGGGATTTTAATGTAACCCCTGTAGCCAATATTAGCGATAGCATTGGCTCCCTGACCATGACGCAGAATAACTGTTCCTCC